AAATACGCCGATGACAACACGTCGAGCCAACTGCTGTGGACGGAACTGGCTCAGGAGATCGCCAAGGATCGGGGCATCGACTACGAGAAGGCCCGCGGCATTGCACTGGCCTGCATCTTCCCCGTGATCAGTCCCATGCGCTGCCATCACTGCTATGGGCGCGGGACGATCTATCCACGCAGCAAAGGGCAAACTCGGGAGGAGGCCGCCTATCCCTGCCGGCACTGCGAAGGCACTGGAAGAGGTGAGATATCGGAGCGGCAGAAAGCCTCAATGGCGCAGATCGCATCGACAACCTGGCATGACACCTGGAAGCACTACGCAGCGAAGAAGGAGCAGTTCCTGTGGAGCCTGGAATCTTCGGTACTGGGCAGGCTTCGCGCACAACTGCAGGATGTCGCTTAGAACGATATAGCGGTTGCATCGCCGAACAATCTGGCTTATAGTTTTGCCAATGATGCGATAGTCACCCCAAAGCCCTGGCCTGTGCCGGGGCTTCGTCGTTCTAAGGCAGCTGTGGACCACTGGGAGGTTGCCAGCCTCATAAGCTGGAGAGACGGGGTTCGATTCCCTGCGCTGCTACCAAATCCTTCTGGGTTGCGACTACGCGGCCGAGGATGGTCAAAGGTGGAACCCGGTCCTACCGAGACCTAATACTCCGGGACAACGGCATGTAAAACCTGGCCAGCTGCGGCGCGAAGGCACCGTAAGCGCTCTGTAAGAGCGTCGGCCCCAGGGCTTGCCATAGGACTGCGCCCTTTGCGCAGCGCCTTGGACACGCAGGCGGAAAAGTGAAGTGGGAGCGGGTGGAAGCCCCGCACCAATCTTGATCGGAGGTCGCCATGTCCTATCGCCCGAACGACATCGCCACCCTGAACATCATCGGCTGGACCGTCATCAGCATCCTGGCCTTCCTGGTCATCAGCCTCATCTAGTTTCCGCGCTCCCCAGCGCTTTTGCCCGGTATAGCCGTAGGCCCCGGGCGTTTTCTTCGCCGCTATAGCTCAGCCGGTAGAGCAGCCGCCTTGTAAGCGGAAGGCCCAGGGTTCAAGTCCTTGTGGCGGCACCAGTAGATGGCATGTAGCTCAGCGGCAGAGCTCCCGGCTGTTAACCGGCGATCCCAAGCTTGCCAGCCATTCCTGCTTCAATACGCGCAGTGCCTGCCCGGCGTAGGGCTAGGACAACCGAGATGCCACGAATGAAAGAAGATCCCAGCTTCTGGGCTGCACTGCTGGCATGGCTCTCCCTGCACCAGCCGCAGATCTACGCCGGCCTGACGGCTGGCCTTACTGCGCTGGTGCGCGTGATCTACGGCGGTGGTGGTCGACGCCAGATGATGCTCGAAGGCGCCCTGTGCGGCCTGATCGCCGTCTCCCTGGTCCCGGTCTTGGAATATCTGAGCCTCCCCAGCAACCTCGCCACCTTCGCCGGCTGCATGGTCGGCTTCATGGGGGTGGAGAAGATCAGGGACTATGCCGATCGTTGGCTTGGTCGGAAGGCGGATCAGGCGTGACCGCCAAGCGGAGGAATGCGTGATGGGCAGGGTGGTTGCTCTCTCTTCGCACGGACTGTCTCCTCAGCTGATCGCGCCTGTTGAACGGATGCAGGATGAAATCTGGGATGCCATCGACAAGGCGGCTCTGGCGGGAGTCCCTGCCGGTCTTCTGGTTGGCCAGCTTGAGTTCATCAAGGCTGCACTGATCGAGCACAATTTCAGGAGCGCCGAGCAGGAGGGCGCGTGATGCGCCCCATGCCACCTGCCACCATTGGCCAGTTCGCCGAGGGCCAGGATTGGGCTGATGCCTACATCCCCGCTCCCGAGGTCCTGGAATGGGCCATGGCCACCTTCATCAATGAAGGCGGTGATCTCTACAACGAAGACCATGCCCATCTGCAGGACGCGCCTATCGCTTTCCTGTGGGCTGCATCGGGTTTCGAGAAGCAAGGGCGCCTGGTTCTCGGACAGTGCGAAGAAGTCACCTTCCGCTGTGGGCCTTGGCAGAAGGGTAGGCAGGAGCAGCAGATGCTCCGATGGTTCGGCTATGTGCCGGTCTTCCTGATCACGCTGGCCGCGGACTACTGCGCAGAGTGCTCGGATGCCGAGTTCTGCGCCCTCGTTGAGCACGAGTGCTATCACATAGCCCAGGCCATGAATCAGTACGGTGAGCCCAAGTTCACCGAGGAAGGCCTGCCCAAGCTGAAGCTTCGGAGTCACGACGTCGAAGAATTCGTCGGCGTGGTTCGCAGGTACGGCGCCAGTGAAGGGGTCAAGGCCCTGGTAGAGGCTGCAAACAACCCGCCTGAGGTGGCGAAGATCAACATCGCGAGGGCCTGCGGAACCTGTCTGCTCAAGTCGGCCTGATGCAAGACAGGCAGTAGACGGAGTCCAACCCTATGGCAATCCTGAACAACGAAGTGAAGGCCTTCATCGTTCAGGCCCTGGCCTGTTTCGACACGCCGAGCCAGGTGGCCGAATCGGTCAAGCGTGAATTTGGGATCGAGGTTTCCCGTCAACAGGTGGAGACGCACGATCCAACCAAACGGTGCAGCAAGACGCTCGCTAAGCGTTGGGTGACGATGTTCCACGATACGCGTAAGCGCTTTCGTGAAGAGATCGCGGAGATTCCCATTGCGAACCGAGCCTACCGCCTGAGGGCGCTGGGGCGGATGGCTGAGAAGGCCGAGGGTTTGCGCAACATGGCGCTCGCTGCCCAGTTGTACGAACAGGCCGCGAAAGAATCTGGCGGCATGTACTCGAACAAACACCAGCTTGAGCACTCTGGCCCAGGTGGCGGCCCGATTCCGATGATGCCTACGACCATCCAGCTTGTGGCGCCAGGCCATGACAACGGCGAGGATTGAACTACCGCCAAAGCTGATCCCGGTTTTCTCTGGCCCAGCACGATACCGCGGCGCTCATGGTGGCCGCGGCAGTGCCAAGACGCGCACGTTCGCCAAGATGACGGCGGTTCGGGCGTACATGTTCGCCGAGGCCGGAATCAGTGGCGTGATCCTCGGCGCCAGGGAGTACATGAACTCCCTGGAAGAGTCCTCGATGGAGGAGATCAAGCAGGCGATCAGGTCAGAGCCCTGGCTCGATGCCTACTTCGATATTGGCGAGAAGTACATCCGCACGAAGAACCGTAGGATCTCCTACGCATTCTGCGGCCTGCGCCACAACCTAGACAGCATCAAGTCGAAGGCTCGTATCCTAATCGCCTGGGTGGATGAGGCCGAGAACGTCAGCGAGACAGCATGGATCAAGCTGCTCCCTACGGTGCGCGAGAACGACTCTGAAGTCTGGATCACCTGGAACCCGGAGAAAGACGGTAGCCCGACCGACACCAGGTTCCGGAAGAATGCTCCGGCCGGCGCCAAGATCGCTGAACTGAACTATACGGATAACCCGTGGTTCCCGGATGTCCTCGATCAGGAACGCCTGAACGACCGGGAGACGCTGGACGACCAGACTTACGCCTGGATCTGGGATGGTGCGTACCGCGAGAACAGCGATGCGCAGATCCTGTCCGGTAAGTACCGGGTGGCGGAATTCACGCCTGGCGCTGGCTGGGACGGGCCCTACTACGGCCTGGACTGGGGCTTCAGCCAGGACCCCACAGCGGGCGTGAAGCTCTGGGTGCACGACCGCAGGCTCTGGGTGGAGTACGAGGCCAGCAAGGTCGGACTCGAGAACGACGACATCGCCCAGTTCATGATCGACCGCCTGCCTGGTATCGAGCAGCACGCGGTGCGGGCCGACTCAGCGCGTCCAGAGACCATCAGCCACGTCAAGAGCAAGGGCAAGGACCATAAGCGCGCCAACCTGCCTCGCATCGAGCCTGTGGTGAAGTGGCAGGGCAGTGTCGAGGACGGCATCTCGCACCTGCGCAGCTACATCGAGATCGTCATTCACCCGCGCTGCACCGGCTTCCTGCGCGAGGCCAGGCTCTACAGCTACAAGGTCGACCGCCTGACCGGCGATGTGCTCACCGAGATCATCGACAAGCACAACCACTTCATGGACGCCAGCCGCTACGCGCTGGGCCCGCTGATCAAGCGCCGCGGTGCCGTCGGCTTGCTATTACCCGGAGCCCGTTGATGGCCATCTTCATTCTCAAGGAGCGCGGCGGTAGCCTGGCGGTGGTGGTGCGCGCGAAGTGCACCAGTTGCGCCCGTACCGTTGCAGTCGAGAGCGCCGGCGCCGAAGGGACGATGGTCTGGCGTGACCCCAGACTTTCATCTGTCGAACTGGTCCGCGAGACGGACAAGCCAGGCCTCATCCTGAAATCGGAATGACCATGACGGACAAACTGCAACTGGCGGTCAACCACGCGTTGAATGACCTCCAGACGGCTCGTGCCCGTATGGGGCTGCTCAATGCCGGCATGGGCATCGACAACAAGCGTCCCCAGGCATGGTGCGAGTACGGATTCCCCGAGCTCCTTACCTTCCACGACTTCTACGCACTCTACCGGCGGGGAGGCGTGGCGCACGGCGCTATTAGCAAGATCATCGGTCTTTGCTGGCGCACCAACCCCTGGATCATCGAGGGCGACGACCAGGACGGGGCGAAGGACGAAACAGCCTGGGAGACCACGCTGAAGCCCCTGATGGGGCGCGGCAAGTTCTGGCGTGCCTTCGCAGAGGCCGACACCCGCCGCCTTGTTGGTCGGTTCTCAGGCCTCCTACTGCAGGTGCGCGACGGTAAGAAATGGGATCAGCCAGTGACCAAGGGCAAGGCCCTGGTGAAGATGATCCCGGCCTGGGCCGGATCACTGAAGCCGATCACCTTCGACGACAACGAGACTTCGGAGACCTACGGCGAGCCCACCATGTGGCAGTACACCGAAGCCACTCGCGATGGGCGCGCCGGGCGTCAGATGAAGGTTCACCCGGATAGGGTGTTCATCCTCGGCGACTGGACCAGTGAGGCGATCGGTTTCCTTGAGCCGGCCTACAACGCCTTCGTCAGTTTGGAGAAGGTGGAAGGTGGTTCCGGCGAGTCGTT